TGTGGAAGACGGCCAGGTCCGCGATGTGCGGCTCGCGCTCGGCGGCGTCGCCCACAAGCCGTGGCGCGCCTGGCAGGCCGAGGAGATGCTGCGCGGCGGCCCCGCCAGCGCAGAGGCGTTCCGCGCCGCTGCCGAGGCCGAGCTCGCCCCGGCGACCGGGCTGCGCGACAACAGCTTCAAGATCGAGCTGGCGCGTCGCACCATCGTCGCTGTGCTCGCGGAATTGACGGGAGCGACGGCATGACCGGCCCGACGGAAATCGCCGACAAGGTGATCAAGACCGCAATCGGCCTCGCGCCCGATCGCTTCGTCCCCGGCGCCACGCCCGATCCACTGCGCACCAAACATGGCGCGCTCGGCCAGCCGGTGTCGCGCATCGACGGGCCCTTGAAGGTCGAGGGCAAGGCGCGCTTCTCCGGCGAGTTCGTCATGCCCGGCATGCTGCATGCAGCGCTCGCCTTCAGCAGCATTCCGCGTGGCCACATCACATCACTCGACACGATGGCGGCGGAGGCCGCGCCGGGCGTGCGGCTGGTGATGACGCACCGCAACGCGCCGCCAATGAACCCGCCGCCGCCCGGCTATGGCAGCAGCCTGGCGGTGATGGCCGACGACCAGATCCACTGGAATGGCGAGCCGATCGCGGTGGTGCTGGCCGACACCCATGACCAGGCCGAGCACGCCGCCTCGCTGATCAGCGCGCGCTATGAGACGATGCCGGCGATCACCGCCTTCGCCGAGGCGAAGAAGCACGCCCGCACCCCGTCCAACATCCTGCGCGACCCGACCACCATCGATGTCGGCAATGCGGAAGCTGCGCTGGCCGGCACGAAGGTGAAGGTCGACCAGATTTACCGGACCCCGCGCCACAACCATAATGCGATCGAACTCCACGCCGTGACGCTGGCATGGGCGGGCGATACGCTCCGCGTCCACGACGCCAATCAGGGCGTCAACATCGCCGCGCAGATGCTCGCCCATGTCTTCGGCATCAAGCCCGAGCAGGTCCGCGTCACCTCGCCCTATGTCGGCGGCGGCTTCGGCGGCAAGACCGTGTGGAGCCACCACATCCTCGCCGCCGCCGCGGCGAAACTGGCCGGGCGGCCGGTGCGCATGATGCTGTCGCGCGAGGGTGTGTACCGTGTGATCGGCGGGCGCACGCTGACCGAGCAGCGGGTCGCGCTCGGCGCGAACGACGACGGCACGCTGGCCGCGCTGATCCACACCGGCGTCGCGGCGATGACCACGCACAACAGCTGCCCCGAACAGTTCAGCTTCCCGGCGCGCCACCTCTATGCGTCCGACAGTTTCCATATCACCCAGCAGGTCGCCGACATGGACATGCTGGCCAACACCTTCATGCGCGCGCCGGGGGAATCGGTCGGCAGCTTCGCGCTGGAATCCGCGCTCGACGAGCTGGCCGAGCAGTTGCAGCTTGACCCGGTGGAGCTGCGCAAGCGCCTCGAACCGGCCAAAGACCCGACCACCGGCAACGACTTTTCGGCGCGCCACATCGTCGAGGCCTATGAGAAGGGTGCCGCGGCGTTCGGCTGGGATCAACGCCCCGCCACGCCGCGCTCGCGCCGCGAGGGCGAGTGGCTGATCGGCATGGGCTGCGCCACCGCGACCTATCCCTATTACCGCATCCCCGGCGGCGCGGCGCGCATCACCTTATCGGCCGATGGCAGCGCGGTGGTCGCCATGGCTGCCCATGAAATGGGCATGGGCACCGCCACCGTGCAGGCACAGCATGCCGCCGCCCGGCTCGGCCTGCCGCTCGACCGGGTGCGCTTCGACTATGGCGACACCGATCTGCCGCCCGGCACGATTGCCGGCGGCTCGTCGCAGACCGCGTCGATCGGCGCGGCGGTGATCGCGGCCTATGAGGCGCTGGTGCCCGAACTGCTCAAGCTGGCCGGTAACGACAGCCCGCTGGCCGGGTTATCCGCGGACGACGTGGTCTCGGCCGATGGCGGCCTGTGCAAGGCCGACGAGCCGGGGCGCTGCGAAAGTTATGTCTCGATCCTCAAACGCGCAGGACGGGCCGAACTGGCGGTCGAAGCGGCGGCGCCCGCGCCGCTCGAATTCCAGAAATATTCGATGCACAGCTATGGTGCGCAATTCGCCGAGGTGCGGGTGAGCGCGGTGACCGGCGAGGTGCGGGTATCCCGCTTTCTCGGTTCGTTCGATTGCGGGCGTATCCTCAATCACAAGACCGCGACGAGCCAGTTCAAGGGCGGCATCATCATGGGGATCGGCCTGGCGCTGAGCGAGGAGACGCTGTTCGACGAACGCACCGGCCGGGTGATGAACCCGAGTCTCGCCGAATATCACGTCCCCGTGCAGGCCGACGTGCCGGCGATCGACATATTGTGGACCGACATCCCCGATCCACACAGCCCGATGGGCGCGCGCGGCATCGGCGAGATCGGCATCACCGGCGTGGCGGCGGCGATCGCCAACGCGGTCTATAACGCAACGGGCAAGCGGGTGCGCGACCTGCCGATCACGCTCGACAAGGTGATGTGAGGGCAGGCTGAAGAAGTAGATTTGTTCGCGCAGAGGCGCGGAGGCGCAGAGAAGGTGCTTTGGCGGCTTTCGTCTCGCGTCAGCAAGTCAGGCCCGACATCAGCACCATGCGGGATGTGCGCTGGCGCGCGGAAGGTCGCACCGCGCGCAACACCTCAGCGCCTCCGCGCCTCTGCGCGAACCGCTCTTCTTCCCTGCTCACGCACAAACGGCTGATACAGTTTGCGACATTCGCGCGATTGCCCGCCGCAGCGGCTTGTAGCACAACCTCGCGTAACGTTCGGTCTCGAACGCGCAACATTCCGTCCCGGGAGTCGCACGGACATGAAGATGAAATTCGCCCTCGCCACATCGTTGCTCGCGCTATGCGCAGTCGCCCCGCTCGCCGCCCAGATGCAGGCTACCCCCACAACGTCGCCAGCCACCGCCGATGCCACCGCCGCGACGCACTATGGCAGCTGGGGCTTCGACCTGACCGGCATGGACAAGGGCGTGAAGCCCGGCGACGACTGGTTCGATTTCGTCAACGGGACGTGGGTCAAGAACACCCAGATCCCGGCCGATCGCTCTTCCTACGGCGCCTTCGCGGTGTTGCGCGACCTGTCCGATGCGCGGCTGCACAAGTTGATCGAGAGTTATCAGGTCGGCGACACCACCCATGTCGACCGCGCCAAGGTGGCGATGCTTTATCACGGCTTCATGGATACCGCCGCGATCGAACGGGCCGATGCCGCGCCGCTGATGCGGCGGCTGGCAGCCGTAAAGGCGGCGACGTCGAAGGATGCGGTCGCGCGGCTGATGGGCGCATCGCATGGCGGGTTCGGGGCGAGCTTCTTCGGCTCGGGCGTCAATGACGATGCCAAGCAACCGACAGTCTATGCACTGTCGCTGCGCCAGTCGGGCCTGGGCCTTGGCGACCGCGATCTCTATCTCGACGCCAAGTTCAAGCCGCAGCTCGAACGCTACCAGCAATATGTCGCGCAGATGCTGGGCATGGCCGGCTGGGCCGATCCCACAGGCACCGCCGCCAAGGTGGTGGCGATGGAGACGCGTATCGCCCAGGCGCACTGGACCCGCGCGCAGAGCCGTGACCGCGACAAGACCTATAATGCGATGAGCACCGCGCAATTGCAGGCGCTGGCGCCAGGCTTTCCCTGGACGACCTTCCTCGGCGCCGCGGGCGTGGGCAAGGCCGAGCGCGTGATCGTGTCGCAGAACACCGCCTTCCCCAAGATCGCCGAGGTGTTCGCCACCACCGATCTCGACACGCTGAAGGCATGGGAGGCGTTCCGCACCACCGACGACATCGCACCTCTGCTGTCGAAGCGCTTCGTCGATGCGCAGTTCGAGTTCCGCTCGAAATTCCTCAACGGCCAGCCGCAACAGCGCGACCGCTGGAAGCGCGGCGTCGCCATGGCGGAAGGCTCGCTGGGCGAGGCGATCGGGCGCGATTATGTCGCGCTCTATTTCCCGCCTTCGTCCAAGGCCAAGATGGACGAGCTGGTCGGAAACCTGCGCACCGCGCTGGGTGGCCGCATCCGCAACCTGCCCTGGATGGGCGACGCGACCAAGACCCAGGCGCTCGACAAGCTGGCCAATTTCACCGTCAAGATCGGCTATCCGGACAAGTGGCGCGATTACAGCGCACTGCGCATCGTACCGGGCGATGTAGTCGGCAATGCCGAGCGCGCGCAGCGTTTCGAATGGGATTATCGCCGCACGCGCCTGGGCGGACCGGTCGACAAGGCCGAATGGGGCATGACCCCGCAGACGGTGAACGCCTATTATAACTCGGTAAAGAACGAGATCGTCTTCCCGGCCGCGATCCTGCAGCCGCCCTTCTTCGATCCCGATGCCGATGCGGCGATCAATTATGGCGGGATCGGCGGCGTGATCGGCCATGAGATCAGCCACGGTTTCGACGACCAGGGCCGCAAGTCGGATGGGCATGGCGTGCTGCGCGACTGGTGGGCGGCCGAGGACGCCGCCAAGTTCGAGGCGCAGGCGGTGAAATATGGCGCGCAATATGAGGCGTATAGTTTCGACGGGTTGCCCGGCGTGCACATCAACGGCCGCGCCTCGATGGGGGAGAATATCGGCGATCTGGGCGGCGTGCTGATCTCGCTCGACGCCTATCACGCTTCGCTCGGCGGCAAGCCGGCGCCGGTGATCGACGGCTATAGCGGCGACCAGCGCTTCTTCCTCGGTTGGGGCCAGGTGTGGCGGACGCTGTTCCGCAACGAGGCGCTGCGCCAGCAACTGGTCAGCGACCCGCATTCGCCGGGCCAGATCCGCGCGATCAACCCGCTGCGCAATGTCGATGCCTGGTATGACGCATGGGGCATCAAGCCGGGCGACCGGCAATATGTCGCGCCGGAGGATCGGGTGCGGATCTGGTAGGATGAAGGTGGCGGCTGTCGAACGGCCGCCACCGATTCTGTCAGGCGGCGCAGATCGGCAGCGCATGCAGCGTCGCGCGCCACGCCGCGGGCGTTTACCTCCGATTCAATCTTTCATGGTGACATGTGGCGGACGGAGGAAATCATGTCTGATGATTCGCCCAACATCGCCACTGAGCGCCGCAGCCGCACCGATCGACGCGCGGCCCACCCAAAGCCCTTTTCCGGACCTGACCGGCGCAAGGCCTCGCGCCGTGCCGAAACCGATGCTCCCCCGGCGCAATAAGTCGCGCGCCCTTACGCGGTTCGCTTTGCGCTAGGTGGCGGTTTCGCCGCTTGGCGCCGCATCGCCCGCCGGCGGCGCGCACAGGCCCGAGCGGTTGAGCAATTCGGTCAGCTCACGCACGGCCTTGGTCAGGTACAGCACTTCGGTCTCGCGCAACTGGTCGAGCTTCTGGTGCAGCGCCTCGATCTCCAGCTCGGCCTTGATGTTGATCTGGTAATCGCTTTCCGCGGCGAGCCGATCGATATCCTGCTGGCGGTTCTGGCTCATCATGATGAACGGCGCCGCATAAGCCGCCTGGAACGACAGAGCGAGGTTGAGCAGGATGAAGGGATAGGGATCCCAATGCTCGATCCAGGCGGTGATGTTGAGCATGATCCAGAAGAACAGGATCGTCGTCTGGATGATGATGAATTTCCACGATCCCATCGTCGCGGCGACGGTGTCGGCGATGCGCTGGCCGGTGGTCAGCGGGATTTCGGGCGGCGTGGCGGCGTCGGGCGCGGTGCGCGCGACACGGCGCAGGTGGCGCAGGTCGGCGAGCAGCTTCGCCTCTGTCTCATGGATATGATGGCGTACCGTTTCGAGTGTCATGATGCCCCTCCCTGCGCCGTACGCAGGCACGATATCGCGGGGCGGTGCCCGACCCAATGGCCTGTTTTATGAAATCTTCGTCATGTGGCGTGATCGCGCCGTTCAGCGATCCCAGTAAGGCGGGTCGCCGAACGACACCCTGAGACTCTCGGTCAGCGCGGCGACCTTGGCCGAGGCGCTGCGGTCGCGCGGATAGGCGATGTGGAGCTCGGCCCCCTCCGCCGCGCGGCCGATGTCGATCGTGACGAGCGCGCCGGCCTTGAGTTCGGCATGGACGAAAAAGCTCGGCAACAGCGCGATACCGAGCCCGGCCAGCGCGGCGTCGCGCATCACGAGGCCGTTATTGACGCGCAACGCCGCGCGCGGCCGCACGACGTCCCATGCGCCCGGCCCGGCAAAACGCCAGTCGGCGTCGCGATTGGCGTAGAGAATGCCGTCATGGCCATCGAGATCGGCCAGCGACGCCGGCGTGCCGCGACGCGCGAGATAATCCGGCGCGGCGACAAGCAGGCGGCGGCTGGTCGACAGGCGCTTGGCCACGAGGCGGTTGTCGCCGACCGGACCGTGGCGCAGCACCGCATCGAACCCGTCGGCGGCGGCGTCGACGAAGCCGTCGTCCAGTTCGAGCGCGAGGTCGATGCCGGGATGCGCCGCGAGGAAGTGGTAGATCGCCGGGCCGAGATGCAGCACGCCGAACCCGACCGGCGCCGAGATACGCAAAGGCCCGACCAGGGTGCCGCGCCGTTCGGCCATTTCCGCCGACGCCTCGGTCGCCTCGAACAGGATGCGTTGCGCGCGCGCCAGGAAAGTGTGGCCATCCTCGGTCAGCGACAGTTTGCGCGTGGTGCGCTGGATCAGCCTTGTGCCGAGCGTGCGCTCGAGCTCGGCGAGGCGTTCGCTGACCACCGACTTGGCGTTGCCGAGCCGCCGAGCCGCCGCGCTGATCGATCCTGCCTCGGCGGTGGCGACGAAGGCGGCGATGCCATCGAGCTTCATCATTGTTCGGATATCCCGGAAACCAGTTTCAGCCTTTGCCGGCTAGTGCGAACGATGCCGATGACACATCTTGCTGTCCAGACGCCATCGCGTCATGCTGACAACAAGGGAGTACATCCATGCTTCGTCCGATTATCGCCGCCATATTGGGGATGCTGACCGCCAGCCCGGCGCTCGCCCAGGTCGAGCCCTTTCCGCCAGGCTTCACCGAGCGCGACATCACTACCAACGGCACGACGATCCATGTCCGGGTCGGCGGCAGCGGACCGGCGGTGGTGCTGCTCCACGGCTATGGCGAGACCGGAGACATGTGGGCGCCGCTCGCCGCGAACCTGGCGCGCGATCATCAGGTCGTCGTGCCAGACCTGCGCGGCATGGGCCTTTCGACCAAGCCGGCGGGCGGTTACGACAAGAAGACGCAGGGCCAGGATATCTCCGGCGTGCTCGACGCACTGAAGATCGGCAAGACCGACCTCATCACCCACGATATCGGCAATATGGTCGGCTATGCTTTCGCCGCCGAGAATCCGGCACGCATCACGCGGTTCATCCTGATGGATGCGCCTTTGCCCGGCGTTGGCCCGTGGGACCAGATCCTCAAAAACCCGCTGCTATGGCATTTCCGCTTCGGCGGACCCGATATGGAGCGCCTCGTCGCGGGGCGCGAGCGCATCTATCTCGACCGCTTCTGGAACGAGTTCTCCGCCACGCCGGCAAAGTTCAGCGAGGCATCGCGCGTCCATTATGCCGCGCTCTATGCCCGGCCCGGGGCGATGCATGCCGGTTTCGCGCAATTCGCCGCGTTCGACCAGGATGCGATCGATAACCAGGCGTTCCTTGCCGGCGGCAAGCTGACCATGCCGGTGCTGGCGATCGGCGGCGCCAAATCCTTCGGACCGATGATGGCGACGGTAATGCGCTTCGCCGCCAGCGACGTGACCGAAGGCGTGATCCCCGATGCCGGTCACTGGCTGATGGAGGAACAACCCGCCGCGACGGTGGCGATGGTGCGGGCCTTCCTCGACGCGCGAAAATGAGCATGCGGCACGGCGGCGGATGTTGACCATCCGCCGCCGGTCGTGGCACTAGCGGCCGCGCTGGACGCTGCGGGTATAGTACAATGGTAGTACAGCAGCCTTCCAAGCTGAATACACGGGTTCGATTCCCGTTACCCGCTCCAGCACTAACCTGTGTAAGCAATGCGGCATGCGCCCCGAGCCGACCCGCGACCAGATATGTCGGACGATCGAGCACCATGTCGCGCGCAAGGGCGAGACGCTGGCAGAGCATTCGCGCATGCTGGGCCACAGCTCGAGCTATCTCGCCCGGTTTATCAGCGAGGGCGTGCCGCATCGGCTGCTGCCGCGCGATCGGCGAAATCTCGCGGCGTTCTGGTCGATCGACGAATGGGAGTTGGGCGCGCGACCGGGCGAACCGCGCTACATCCCGCTCGCCGCGGGGCCAGTCAGGCGGCGCTTCCCCTGATCGCCGCGCGCAAGCGGTGATCGGCCGTCACGTCCAGTTCCATGCCGGCAGCGCGCGCGATGGCGTTGAGCGCGGCCGTCAGTTGCTGTCGCCGGCCGAATGCCCCCGCGCTGCCATCACAACGGTCATCCTGCGTCGCAGCCTTCCAGAAGGCGTCGTAGGGCTCGCGGTCGAACCACGCCCCGCGCCGGTCGCTGGCGTCGTATAGATGGGCCAGCGCCAGCCTTAGACCGAGCGACGGCGCGACCTTGCCCCGTCGCGACTGATCCTCGGCTTCGACCACAACGCAGAGTGCAAGGAAGGTGGCACGATTCGCGGGCATGGTTCCATGTGGAACATTCACGGAACATCCGGCAAGCGCGGACACAAAAAAAGGGCACCCCGAGCCGAAGCCCGGGGCGCCTGCGCGATCGTCGTCGATCGACCGGGATCAGCGTGCCTGCGAAGCGGCGAGCGCCGCATCGAAATCGGCATCGGCCTGCGCCGCCTGCTCCTGGATCGCCTTCAGCTTGGCCTGCGCGTCGGCGAGCTGCTGCGCCAGCGTCGCGTCCGGGTTGGTCGCAAGCACGTCCTTGGCCTGGGCGACATTGCCCCTGATCCTGACATACAGATCGGTGAGCAGATTGGCGTCGGTCAGGATCGCGCCGATGATGCCGGTGACGTCGACCATGTCAGCTTCCTTTCGCGGTGAGGGGCGTGATCTTGCTCAGCGCCCCGTTCAGATTGCCGAGGATGGTACTGGCATCCTGCCCGGCCGCCACCGCCTTGCGCGCCTGATCGCGATAGCCGCGCGCATCGTGCACCAGCGTGCCCAGTCGGGCGGCATCGTCCTTCGACAGATGCGGCGACCTGAGCGCCGCCGTCGCGGTCTGCTCGGCCCCGGTGAAGGCCAGCTCGCCCAGCGACAGTGCGATCGTGCTCTTGAGCACGACATGATCGCCCAGCGCGCCCGCCGTGGCGCTTGCCGGCGGCTGGAGTATGCCGCACCCCGACAGGGCACAGGCCGACAGCGCCGAGACGCATAGCGCCGCGGCGATCATCAATCGCTTCATCGTTCTTCTCCTTGGTTGAAGTCTCAGGCAAGTTCGTCGCCCACCGGAGCCGCTTCGGCCTGCGCCGTCTCGCCGGGCTTCAGGGTCACGTCGGGCTTGCCAGCATCGCCGCCGGCATTGGCCGTGGCGGTGATCGCGTCGAACGCCTTGCCGGTATTCTCGGCCTTGGTTTCATCGCCCTTGTTGGCCGCGAAGTGGAAGGCCAGCACCATGTTGAGCGCGCCGGTCAGAACGACCGCCTGCATGACGACCTTGAACACCTCGACCTCCCACAAACGCGGGTTGGCGGTCGCCATCGCCAGCAGCAGGAATATCAGCACGAACAGCCAGATCGTCACCCACTGCCGCTCGCTCGGCCAGCCAGGCAAACGGTCGAGGCAATGATCGAGGAACTTCCAGACGTTCACGCCGCCACCCCAACGCTCGCCAACCACGCCTTCACGTCGAACGACGGGCAGGCCTTCTTCACCTCTGGCCAGTCGCGATGCCCACGGATGACGACGTGCGGATATTGGGCGCGCAGCTTGTGGATCAGCGCGAGCAGCGCGGCCTTCTGCGCATCGGTGCGCGTGTCGGCCGGCGTCATCGCCTTGTTCGCCTCGACGCCGCCGACATAGCAGATGCCGAGGTTGCCGGTGTTGTGCCCGCCGGTGTGTGCGCCCTTCTGGTCGTGGCGCAGCGTCTGGACGGTGTTGCCGTCGAGCTCGATGACATAATGATAGGCGATCTGGTTGCCGAGATCGGCCCGGGCGATGTCCATCGCCGAGATCTCCGCCGCCTTTGTGTCGCGCCCGCGGGGCGTCGCGGCGCAATGGATGGTGATGAAGCCGATGGCACGCGGGTCCATCGGCGCGGGGGTCCGTGCTTTCATCTGTCGTCTCCTTACGTACGGTCGATGGCGCCGGCGGCGATCGCCGCCGACAGCGTGAAATCATCGGGAAAGGCGGCCGCCATGATGCGGTCCGCCATCATCAGCGCCGGGTTCTGCGGGTCGGTGCGGATCAGCGCGGCCGAGACGTGCTGAAAGGCGAGGTGGAGCGCCCGGTTCTGCTTCTCGACCGACGCCAGCCGCCGTTCGTTGTGCAGCCGATATTCGCGCCACCCCATGTCCAGGGCGTCATGCTCGGCATCGAGCCGCTCCTGCCGCCGGTCGAGCCGCTTCGTGATCCAGGTGACCAGCCAGCGCAGCGCGAAGAACGCGCCGCCGAAGCTGCCGCCTGCAGCTGCGGCTGTCTTGAGGTCATCGAGCGCGGACGGGTCGCTCATATAACCGCCGCCTGCACCGATCGTCGAAGCGTCGGGATCATTGCGCCGCCTCCGCGTCGCCGATGATCCGTTCCATCACGTCGAGCATCGCCGCCAGGTCGTTGGGCACCGGCCTGGATGCGTGGCCGTCTGCGCGGGGCTGGGCCTTCGGCTGATGTTCCCGGGCCGACAGCAGATACATGCGCAAGTGCAGGCGCAGTTGGTCGTCAGGCGTGACATCGTGCGCTTTGCAGATGGCGGAGATCAACTCGCTCGGCGTGGCGTCGGAAGCCTGATCGGTGGCCAGCCAGTCGCGCAACATCGCGATCAACGATTTCCTGCTCATACGACATAGCTCCCCGCCGCAAGCCACGGCGTTAGTTCATTGTTGGCCCCCGGCGTGTAGGGCGGTGCGCCGCTGGTGAAGTTGGCCGGTGACCCGCTCCAGTCCTGATCCGGCAACAGGCCGTAGGTGCGCGCATGGCGGCGATAGTTGGACCAGCGGGCGTTGCTGCCAGTGACGTTGATCCGGTCGCCCGCGACGGCACCGCCACCCGAGACGGTGACCTCGATGTACGGCGTGGCGGCGTTGATGTTCGTGTTATCGACTGCGGTGATGGTACGACCGCCAGAGACGGGTTCCAGAACCAAGCCGAACGTATCGACGCCGCCGGTCGCGTGGCGCGCCAAGACGGTGGGATAAGCCGTGTCAACCGCATCGGCGCCGGCCGACAACATCAGCCGGATCTTGCCCGACACGATCGATGCCGACTTGACCTGAAAACAGGTCGTGTCATTGCCCGCCTGGGCGTCGAGGATGATCTTGCCCACCGTCTCGCCGCGTTTCCTGTGCCACAGCAGCGGCTTGTGAATGAACCGACCGTCGCGCGCGTAGCTCTCGCCGGTGAAGGCGAAGCGGAACGTCGTGTCCTTCGTCGCCTCGAGTCGCCGCAGCTGGTCGTCCGGGTAATAAGGCGTGACGTTGTAGCTATTCGACGCGCCATCCGCCGAATAGTTGATCGCCTTCTTGATATAGACCGGAGCCGGCCCGGTCGGGTTCACCAGATGCCATAACTGGTTGACCAGCCAGTTGCGCCAACTCGCCTCATAGGCCGCGCCATAGGTCGCCTGCGTGTAGCCGGCCGGCAGCGGGACGATCGTCTCGCCTTGCTCATGATAGACATAGGCAAGCTCGACCGTCTGGCCGCGCGCGGCGAAATGCGCGACAGCTTCCGCCACCATCTGATTCGCGTGGTCGCGCTCGTTGGTCACGTTTGGCCAGCTCCCGAACGATGTCCCCCGCACGTTGTAGAGATAGGGGTTGGTCGTGCTGTCGAGATAGCCGAGCGAATAGCCGCCATCGTTGATGCCGAGCAGGCACCAGTCGTGCGCGCGGTTCTCCTCGGTGGTCAGCAACTGGCCCATTAGGCCCCACTCGACCGTCTCGATCCCCTGCCCGGAAACGACATAGGCACTGCCGACGCCGGCCGCGCCGCTGAACACGTTGGTGTCGGCGCGCATCGGGCCGATGTCCCACGGCGCGTTGGCGTCCCGCGTGACGTAGACGCGTTGCAGCCAGGTGTTCGTGATCGCGACCTGCGCAGGCAAGTCCGCCCCGCTCGGCATCACCATCCCGTTCCAGCCGGATATCGCGTCGGGTCGGTTCAGGTCGCCCGCCGTGTTCGTGCTGCCCGCGCCGTTCGATTGCCCGATATGCACACCGATCCGAACCACCGGGTTCCACGCCTGTTTCGGTGTCCCGAACTCGGCCGCCAGCGCGTCGGACAGATGGCGCTTCGCCGTGAAGTCGAGGTTTTCCGTGATGCACAGCGCATCCATGGTCCAGGCGAAGCCGCTGACCGGGATCACCCCCGCCGCAAGCCTGCTCTTGCCGTTGAAATAGATATGGTCCGGCGTGAACGATGCCTTCATGGCGGCCGAATAAATCTCGACGCCATTGAGCCAGAGACGGGTGTGGCGATGGCTGCAGTCCAGCTTCAGATGCATCGGCCCGCTCTGACCGAGCGTGAAGGCATCAGTGTTCTGCGTCTTGACCTGCGCCTGGGTCGTGCCGTCATAGGCAAAGACGACGATCCGTCCGAGTCGATCGAAGAACAAGCGGATGTACTTGCCTTCGTCGCTGTTCAGAATCGTCAGGAAGCCCTGATCGCTCGGTTTGCCGTAGGCGCCGTTGCCCTTGATATAGAGGCCCTGGATCAGATCCGCGTCGGCGATCTGCATGTTGCGGAGATATCCTGCCGCCGGGTCTGGATAGCCGCTGTAGTTGGCGGGGATGTTGGTCCACGCCCCCGCCGTTACCGCTGAGATGTCTCCCATCTTTCGCGCCGCGATGTCGGCGGTCATCAGCGCAACGCTGGCGTACGATGCCGCCGGCGCCGGCGTGCGCATGATGATGTCGATGCACATCTCACCCGTCTGCGTCAGCGGCGACGTGGAGAGATCGAACCCGACCTGGCTGTGGAACTGGATGCCTGTCGCGTTCTTGATAGGGCGGAGCGGCAGTTCTGCGCCGCCGGTACCATCATAGGTCGTTCCGAACTGCGAAAGCGTGCCCGCACCGATCAGCGGCGACAGTGTCTGAATGTCCGTGGTCGAGCCGCTGCGATAGGTCACCGCGCCATCCATTGAGACGAGGAGCTTGACCTTGCTCGCATCGCCCGCCGCCGCCTTTACCGCGCCGATCAGCCGGGTCGCACGCTCGGCCGCGATGCCGGTCAGCGAGGCCAGGGCATCGGCCTCCGCCGCCGCGATCTCACCCAGCGCCTCATCCCTGGCATCGTCGATACTGCCCACGACGTCGCCGATGTCATCGACGATCGTCTGCGCGCGTTTCGCCGCGGCAACCGCCGCCTTGCCGCTTTCGTCGAGGACCTCGACCGTAATCACTGTGCTAGTCATTGGCGCTCCCCAGAACGATGTAATTGCCGGTCAGGATGGTGGTTTCGACAGCCGTCATCGGCGCGACCAGCGCGGCTGGCGGCGTCCACTGGATGTCGAAATAGAGAATGACGGTCTGGCCGGGCTCGACCGGCTGGTAGTCCGCCAGCGCAGCGACATGGTCGGCCTTGGTCATCGACAGCAGAATCACGCTGGTGGCGATTCCGTCATCATCGACCGACATGTCGAACAGCGTGATGCCGCCATCCTCCGCACCGGTGAAGGTCAGGATCGGCTCTCCGCCGACATCGGGCCCGATCTTCACCGCGAGCGACAGGCTGGCCATCACATCGGTCAGGTCGACGCCGGTAAAGGCGATGGCGATTTGCACAGGATCCTTGCGGAACACGGTGATCGAACTACGCGCGGTCATCGGCGCGGCCCCTTTCGATGGTTGCGTTGAGGAGGGATGCGGCGCACGTCATGGGACCGACGAGATCTTGAAGCCGACCATCGGCTCACCGGTCAGCACTTCGGTCGGTGTCACGCCGGTCAGGTTCGGCCAGGTGCCGAAGGTCACCGAATATTGCGCGGCGATCGCGTTGACGACCATGGCCGACGAGACGTTGCCCAGCGTCGTGCTGCCGATCATTGCGGCGCCGCGCACGATGCCTGTCGCGGTCCCGGTTACGCCGACCGTGCCGTTGTCGGCCATCGCGCCGACCCAATACCAGCCCGGGGCCAGCTGGGTCGATGCGCCCAGCGTGGCGGACACCACCGTCGCCGTCGTTGTGGAGATATTGCCGGTCGATGCCAGCACCGCGCCTGTGGCATATTTGGTCGACGCATCCTGGGCATAGACGCCGAGCTGGATGTTGCCGCCGGCCGAAGCCGTACCGATGCGGGTGAACAGGTCCGACACGGTGATGCGTTGCGGCACCAGCACCAGGGCAAGTCGCAAATTGGCATTGCCCACGACAACCGAGAGATTGGCCTGTGCCGTCGCGCCGAACGGCCAATACCAGCGTCCCGCGACATAGCCGGGGTGCACGATAGGCAGCGCGATATCGGTCGACGCCGTCGCCGCGGTGCAGGCCGTGGCAAGTCCCTTGGCGTTGAGCGTGACGGTCGGGATCGTCGTCGAGGTGCCGCAGGCGCCGACATTGCTGTTGACCGTCGGCAGCGTGCCCGCCGCCGTGACGTTGCCCGATCCATCGAAGCTCGGGGAGGTCCATGCGATGTCACCGGTGATCGCCAGCGTGCGCGGCGTCTGCAACACCGTCGCGCTGCCGGCATTGCCGGTGACGGTCGTCTGGTCGCCGGTGTTGGTGCCGCTCGATGTGCCCGAAAACGTCCCACTCTGCGTCGCCAGCGTGCCGAGCCCGAGCGTGCTGCGCGCTGCCGCCGCATTCGCGCTGCCATCCAGCCCGCGCATGAAGCTGGTGCAGTCGAACAGCGACGCCGCGGTCGACCCGGTCCAATAGACGCACTTGTCGGCCGCCGGCGACAGCGCCGCCAGCGCCACCAGCTGCGGGTCGAGACTGGCGTTGATATAGGTCGCAAGCTGTGCCGGCGAGATGCGCACCGAGGCGCACGGCGCGACATGGGTGGCGCAACCGGATCCCTGTGCCCCGGCGAGCATCTCCGGGCCCGACAGCGTCGTCGCCGCCGGCAGGTCGGAAACCTTCTGCGCCGTCGCCGCGATCGGCGCGCACGCCAGCGCCGCTGCAAGGAGTGCTGCCGGGATCAATCGCCTGATCATTTGATCTCTCCGCCCTGCGCGAAGTGCCGAAGATCGGCCGCCTTCACCTTGACCGACCGCCCGTTCTGGACCGCAGCGACATATTCGCTGCCGTTGAGCGGTGCCGCTTCTGGCAAATCGCTCACCTTCACCCCATTGGGCGCATGGTCCGGGGTGAAGGTGCACGCGCCGAGCGCCCCCGCCGCGACGAACGCGGCGAGCAATCTGGTCATTCGCATCATGGTCTCCTCAGACGATTTCGAGTTCGCGCGGGCCCGCGCCCTGGTATCCGGGTGGCGGCGACGTCGCGGGCGGGAACGACCCGGCCGTGGATGTCGTCGTCCAGCAGATGAACACATAGTCGGACGAAGCCTTGCGGCTGATCGCCGGGGTCACGTCGACCTCCCACGCGCTGGTCGAGAAGCGCCAGAACACGCCATAGGTCGTCGAATTGGCCAGGCTGGCGATGTTGTCCGCCGGGAACGCCATCGACCGCCCGTCATCCAGCACCGCGGTGAATGCGGCGATCATGATGTGCGTGTCGTCGCTGGTCACCGGAAAGGCCGGGTCCAGCGCATCGACACTGTACGCCGCCCGCGATACGCCCAACGCGCCGGCGATTACCGGACCCAGCACCAGCCGGTCGGTGACCGCCCCACGCACATAATAGCTGATCGCCACCTCATAGACGCTGCCGGCCGACAACCCGCGCAACGTATAGCTGGTCGTCGCCGCCGCCAGCGTTGGTTCGGCGATCCAGTCGGGCGCGTCGCCCTCGGCGAGCATCACCGAGCCGTCCTCGTTGAGCAGCACCGAACCATCCTCGGCGAGCAGCGCCATGCGCGGCCGATATTCGACCATAATCGACTGCGCATAGGGGTCGCTCGAGGCGCCCGACAGGATGATCGCAGGGATCGCCTCGCCATTGGTGCCGGCGACGATCCCGCCCGCCACGGCCCAGTCGTCGGCATCCGGCGCGTCGCCATAAGTCGGCACCGGGTTCGGCACCGCCACCGCACCCTCGGCGATCTCGTCCGCGATCGTCCAGGCGAACACATCGGCCGATATCTCGCGCAGCGTCAGCGTGTTGCGCCACTTCTCGTCCAGCGCCATCGCCTCGACCCGCACCGTCATCGGCACGCCCCCGGTGTGGCGGGCGGAGGTGAAGGTGCCCCAGTCGCCTTCCTCGACACCGGCATAGCGCGGCCCCACCGTCACCGTGGCGGTGCGCAACAGGCGCCCCATGCGCCGCATGATCTCGCCGCAGCGCTGCGCCTGGGTGCCGCTGGTCACCGCGTCGAGCTGCGGCGTCGCCTCGCGCGCCCCGCCATCGGCGATCACATCGGCATAGACCCGGCGCAGCGGCGCGCTGTGCGTCACCCATTTCTGCGCCGGCTCGACATAGCCCGGGATCACCGTGTTGATCCACAGCTGGTCGGCCTGGTTACGGAAGCGCGAGAAGTTCACCTTGGCGCCGATCAGCAGATCGTCGTCGGTGATGTCGAAGGTCGGCGTCACGGCATGGCCGGGATCGACCTCGACACTGCCCTCGGGTTGGCGGATGATGCCGGCGCAGCAATCCGCCCAGATCTTCTCGACCGCGTCGAACTGCTCGTCCGCCTCGATCATGATGCCGCAGGTGTAGCGCTTCTCGCTGCCGCCCGCGGCGAGCGGCACCAGCTCGTCGCAGATATTGGCGCGCCATGCGACATTCTCGGGCGGCGCCTCGATCGCCGACAGGCCGCGCCCGACCAACAGCATGTCGGGCTGGTCGACCCGGTCGCAGGCGAAGATGCCGCGCGCCCAGTTGTAACGGCAGACGATCGGGTTGTCCGACCATTCCCAGGTCGACGGGTCGTCCCAGCGGTGCAGCCCGGATCCGCCGGCCACGGTCGAGTCCTTGCGCGGATCGTAGCAATAGGCGCCATCGAGCACGAACAGGAAGCGCGGCCGGCCGCCCGGAAACACCGGGTGCTTGGCCTTCTCGTCATCGGCCTTGTAATGCACCACGACCTTGCACACGCCGGCGAGATTGTCGCTCGCCGCATAGCCGTCGAAATCGATCAGCGTCTGCTTGACGATCTGCGTCTCGGTGCCGGGATAGAAATTGATGCGCAGCTGGTCGTTATAACCCGGCACCGTGCCGTTCTGGTCGGCCACATCGTCGCCGGTCGGCGCGAAGGCGACATAGACATCGTTGACATAGACCCCGACCAGCCCCTTGCAGCGGCAATCGGCCAGCGTGATGTCGAGCACCTCCCAGTCGGTGCCATATTTGCCGTCATGGTCGAACCCCTCGTTGAGGCTGCCCGCCGTGGCGACCGTGCCGAACGCCGCCTTGCGCGACGTTTCGCCGAGCTGCATCGTCGATGCCGAGGCCTGGCGCGCGCCGGGTCCCTTCTCGGTGAGGGTCGAGCCGAGCAGGATCGCACCCTGCATCACCATCGCCCAGTTGCCGGTGATCGCGCCGACGACGATCCACGACACGGCGTAGAAGATCTTGACGGCCTTACCCATCAGCCGAGGCTCCACGCCCGCAGCATGGCGCTGCGCGGTGCGAATTCGGTGCCATGCTCCCCCGGCCCGACCAGCAACTCGCCGACGATCACCATCAGTCGCACGTCACCCGGCAGATCCGCCGACGGCACGCCGGCGATATCGCCGCGATGCGCCTGGGCGGGGGCGACCTCGGCGAGGCGGGACGATATCGCCACGTCGAGGCCGCCAAGCCGCGTCAGCAGCTTGAGCGCGCCAGCCCGGCTGGCCCAGCGCAGGCCCTTCAGCGGGTCGGTGCCGGTCTGTGCGATCGCCGCGCCCGCCGCGAAGCTCACGCAATCATTGGCCGCGCGGCCCCAGGCGAAAGGCATGACCCGGCGTTCCGCGATGAAGCGGTCAAGGGCCTGATAATCGCGCTGCATCAGGCGATCTCGTTACCCATCTTGGCGCTGATCACGCTGCTCCACGCCGAGCCGAACGTGCTGCCGATCGAAGCGGGTTTCTGCCCGCCCCAGTAAAGTTGCTTCTCCGCGGCATAGGCGACGTGCTTGAAACCGCCGTCCGTCGCCTTGATCAGCCGCTGATCGGCATCGGTGCGGCGCCGTCCGCCCTTGCGGCCGAGCCCGCGCGCCGGGCTCTCGATCGCGACGGTGATGGTCGAGGTGCCGCCCGGCACATCCTCGACCGGCAACTCGTCGACGGTGCCGCGCGTGAAGACATGCGCGGCGAGCAGATTGAGCCCCGTCCCGTCGAACACAAGCCGCCACAGCACCGCGCGCGCCCCGCGCAGGTCCATCGCATCGATCAGCGCGATCATCGCCGGGTCGACGCCCGACAGGGCCAGCGTCACGCCCTGCGCCACCCCGCCCAGCGCCGCCTGGTTGACCTGCGCCAGCCCCCGGTCGCCGACGCCGACATATTCATCGTCGCCCAGCGTCAGCGGTCCCCAGCCGCCCCACACGAACACCGGATCGCTGCAATAGATCGCCACGGCGCCGCTGACGATCGCGGTGCCGTCCTCGAACGCGGCGATGGCTTCGTCGGGAAAGACCCTCACGGCACCAGCTCCTGATGCGCGACGATCTTGCCGCCGGTGACCGCCAGCCGCCGCCCGATGCCGCCGATCTGCGTCTGCCCCGGGTCGATCTTCATCAGGCAGTCGGCATAGGCCAGCTTGATCGTGGCATCGACCGGCACCATTGCCGGCACCGCCGGCTCGATTGCGAAGGTGATCGTGTCGTCGTCCAGCGCCCCGGCTTGGCTAACCGCACGCACCAAAGCGCGCTTCCAGCCATCCCACACGTACCCGACATAGTCGCCATAGCTGATGAACAGGCCGGGCTTCACCCCGGTCAGCATCAACATCACCGTGCCGTCATCGGCCACCGCCTGCGACCAGCCCGTGGGCGCTGGGCCCAGCGGAATGCCACCCTGATGATAACGCGGGATCTCGCGCCCGACTTCATAACCGTAAAGCAGGCGCTGCGCCCCGCGCCGCGACGTGACGAACGCCCGCACCTCGTCCGACTTGCGCCGGCTGATCGTGCCGACCGGCCATGTCGCCGTCCAGCGCGGGAAGCCCGCCTGCACCCCGCCGGTGCGCCCTGCCGTCTCCGGCGCGCTATAATCGACGCGATCGATTTCGAACGCCTGGCCGGCGCCGCAGAAGTCGAGCGGCAGGGGCTGGGGGACGACCGTCACCGTCATCAGCCGCGCCCGTGACTACGCTGGCGGAAATCCTGCATCGCCATGAAACCGCCCTCGGCGCCCTGCTTGGCCGCCGCCGCCGACTTCTCGTCGGTCATCGCCTCGAGCCGCTGCCACAGCTCGCTGTCGACCACGGAATTCGACATATCGACATGGTACACATTGCCCCCGCCGCGATTGTCGTTCGCCAGCATGCGCCGCGTCTCGGCCGCCGAGGAGACGCGCGAACCGCGCGGGAGGTTGACGATCTCCGGCCCGTTTTCCGCCAGCCAGGTCATGCCGCCGGACCAGTTCTCGGTCCCGGTCGCGTTGCTGCCTTTGACCGAGCTGACGATGCCGCCGCCAGGGTCCTTGCTGCCACCACCACCAAACAGCGACGACAACGACGAGAAAAACCCGCCGGACGTCGTGTTGTTCTGACCCGACAGCCAGTTCTTGATCGGGTTGATCAGCGTCAGCTTGATCAGCTCGGCCTCGATGTCCTTCAGAACCATGTGCGCGACATCGCCGAAGCTGGTCCAGTTGCTGGGGTCGAGGACGTCGTCGACCAGCTTCTCGCCGAACTGGCGCACCTCGTCGAGATCGCGGCCCATGGCTTGCAGCTTGATCCGGTTCGCCTCGAGCGCGTCGCCCTGCTCGAGCAGCGCGCGGCCCTCCTCGCTATCGAGCGAAAGGCCGCGTTCCTTCAGTTCCTGCTCGCGGCGCAGATGGTCGAGGATGATCTCACGCTTGTCGGCCGTGGCACCGAGCAGCGCGATCTGCGCCTGCGTCATCTCGTTATCGTTCGCCTGTTGGCGGAAGGTCTGGTCGAAATAGCGCGCGCGGTCGAGCGCCGCCGCAGCGCGCGCCTGCTCGGCCTGCGCGTCGAGGAACGACTGACGATCGCCGCCTTGCAGATGCAGGTCATCGGCCTGCCGGTTGGCACCGCGCGCCGCGGCGTTGATCGCCTGCGTCGCGGGGTCGCTGCTGAGATCGGCGATCTGCGCCTTGAACTCGGCCACCCGGTCGCCGGCATCCTTGATCGCCTTCAGCGCGGCGCCGCGATCCTCCTCGGCATGCGCATCGGCCAGTGCCGCGCGATAGGCGACGATCACGTCGGTCAGCGCCGCCAGCGCGGCGCCCTGGGCGACCATCTGCAATTTGAGCAGGGGACGCAGCGCCGCCTCGTCCGACAGCGCGCGCGCCATGTCGCTGACGTCGAGCGCGCCGGCCTTGACCTGCGCATCGACCGCGGCGCGCGCCATCGTCTCCTCGCGCAGCTGGGCGACGGACTGGGCGCCCTTGACCAGCTGGTCGCCGACCATGATCGCCAGCTGACGCGCGGTCTGCGCGTCGCCGTCGATGCCCTTGCGCGTGGCATCGGTCAGGCCCTTGCGCGCCGCCTCCGCCTTCAACGCGGCATCGCCGCCGAGCAGATAGGCGCGCGCGAGATCGATCGCCGCCGACGCATTGACAACCATCGCCGCCGCGTTGCGGGCAAGCGACTGGCCGTGGCGATCGGTGTGCACCTGGCTGGCGTTCACCGCCTTGTCGGCCTCGGCCATCCGCGCGGTATATTGCGCCAGCGTGATCGTGCCGTCGCCGAATTCCTTGCGGGCCGTGATCTGAGTGATCGTCGCCTGCGCCGTCGCGCGCTCCCGCTTCGTCGTCGCCGCGGCGAGCTTGGCCTGGGCGTCCGCCAGCGCGAGGTCCGGCGCGTCAGGGCCGAACTGACCGAGGGCCAGCTTACGGTCACCGGGCTTCTCGGCACCGGTCAAGAGGCGCTGCTGCGCCGAGAATTGCTGCGCCTGGCGGTTCGCGGTGACATATTCGGCCGCGAGCGCGACCAATGCCGCCTTTGAAGCTTTCAACGCCGGCGTATTCGCGTTGATCCTGCCGAGCGCGAGCGCGAGCGCGTCAGCGTTGCCGCTCTTCTGGAAGGCATTGACGGCGCTGACGATGCGGGGATCCTGATCTATATAGACCGGCGTATCGAGCCCGCCCGCAAGGTCTCGCTGATCGCGGCCCGCGATGATCGATTTTTTGGCTTTGTCCGCTTTGCGCTGCGCTTCCTTGATGTCGCCTTGCGCCTGAATCGCCTGGTTGAGCAGCAGCGCCACGCTCTGTTCTTTGATCCGACCCGTCGTCTGGTCGATCATGTCGGCGAGCGTCTTTTGGTGCGCCGCCATGACATCGGACGCATTGGCACTGTCGAATGTCCTGCTGACCAGCGTGCCGAGGATGATCGCAGCGCCGGTGAGGACCGCACCCCACGGCCCCGCCATAAAGCCGAGGAAGCCGCCCGTCGCATTGGTCATCAGGCTCACCGCCTGGACCGCCTGGCCCGTCTGCTGCGCAAAGATCGTCATGAGCGGCGTGCCCATGGCGATGCCCTGCGCGACGTCGCCGATCTGGAAGGACAGTTGCTGTGTGCCGGCACGAAGCTGGCCGACCGAGACTCCGGCGCGGCCATGCACCGCCACGCTTTGCTCAAGTAGCCCGGTCTCGACGCGCAGCTTCGCGCAATATTGGTCGAGCGAAATGCCGCCCGCCGCGATCAGCGTGCGCGCCTCACGCATTTCGCCATCGAATCGCGCCTGCGCGGCGAAGGCCGGGTCGATCGCCGCCACAAAGGCACGGCTGCGCGCCGTGAGATCGGCCTCGGCCTGGGCGAGCTGTGCGAACGCCAGCGCCGAGGCCCGGGCGCTGCCTTCATACTGGCCGAATCCGGTGCTGTTGGTATCGTTGATGCGCATCTGCACCGGCGTCTGCGGGACGATCGCCGCCAGCTTCGCCGCCGCACGCGCCTGGCGCTCTGCCGCCGCCTCTGCATCCTGTCCCGCCTTCTGATAGGCCTTCGACCAGCGTCCGACCTGTGCTTCGCCGGTGTCGCCGATTTCGACGAGGTCGCCCTTGACCTGTGCCTTGCCGGCCGTGCCGAGGCGTATCGAAACGGACTTCTCGGCCATGGTTGCTCCAAAAGAAAAGCCGCCGGGAAACCCCGACGGCCGATGATGCATTCATTAAATAACGACGCGCACGCCGCGCGTTTCTATCCGAGCGGTCGCCCTACATGCAGCAGGGTGGCCATTGCGACGAGGGCGGCGACACTCTTGCGTTTACAAGTAAACGCGTTGCCTGTGCCGAGTGCATTTCCCCCTCGGCGAGGTCAGACAAATCGCCGTCGTGCGTTCGAAAGGCGCACTGCGGCTTCACCGGCAGCGGAGAGTTCGCAAAGATCACATTCCGAACGCCGAGCGACTCATGCTCCGCCTCGACCTTTAGACCCAACAGAATCGCCGCATTCTTTTCGCCGGGCATGTACTTCCGAACGAACTCGACATCGGAGATCGGCAGATCGAGCACCGTCGGTTCCCCGACCGCATCGTCTCCATAATATTCGCGGCACAGTGACACCGCCTTGGCGCGAGATGACTGGCACCCCGACATGAAGCCCAGGGCGGCCAACAGCACGACGCCGGCGACGATCGTCGCGGTCCTACTCCTCGTCGCCATCGTCACTCGCTCCCTCGACGATGGCATATTCAACGAACGGCAGAACTTCGGCAAGCAGGGGCAGGTCGCAGCCCAGCGCGTCGCCCATCGCCATCACCGCGCCGAAATCCAGCCCGATCGGCTCGCTTGCCATCGTCACGCCCATGCCCATCGGCACCGGATGGAGCTGAAAGCGCAGCTGGCTGCTGCAAATGTTCAGGACGTGCCAGACCTCCTCGCCTATCTCGGTCTGGAGCGCTTCGACGGTGTAGGGGCACTTTTCGCAGCGGCTGCCGTCCGTTTTCTGGCACGTGGTTTGGCAATAGCGCGCGCCCCGGTCCCCGTTTCGCCAGTGCCACTCGGCGAGACGGACAAGCCGTTTTTTTCCGCACTCTGCACCGCATGGGGCAGCGCATAGACGCGATCGGCCGCGGCGAAGAAATCCGGGTCGGCCAGCACAAGCGCGACCATCTCGGGCGTCACGGGCAAGGGCTCGTCGGTCGCTTCGTCGACCACGCCCTCCCATTCGACGATCCCGCGCAGGATCAACTCATAGGAATAGGCGTCGCCCGCCTCCTCGTTATCGCCACCGTCCGCGGCGAACACGGCGCGCCCAGCCCTGGTGCCGGCGCGCACCGCAGGCCGCGCAACCGGCGCGAACTTCACGCGCACCCCGGGCATCAGGAAGGGGCGCGGATCCTTCTTGTCGGTGCTGGCGAGATCGCCGAGCCATTTGTCGACGCGCGGCCCCACCTTAAGCATAGAGCGTGCCCGGCTGGTCGTTGACCAGCGTCGCCGTCATCGCGTGGCCGAGCGCGCCCGAGGCCTGCCAGTTGAACTGTGCCTGGATGCCGGCCGGCCCGGTGATCGGCCGCTTGGTGCGGGGCAGGAACACGCGCGGCAGGTCGAAGGTCAGCGAGTGGCTGTCGCGCGCCCAGCCATAGCTCAGGTCGATCGGCGTCTTGCCGGTTGCCGCATCGTACAGCGTCATGTCGCCGAATCGCGCGCTGACATCGCCACTGGCCATGAACTTGGCCGGATCGGCGCCGGCGATGCGCATGTCGCGCCGGATGACCTCGATCTTGTCGAGATTGTTGCTCGCCGCGATGTTGCCCGAGGTGATGTCGCCCAGTTCGACACCGTCCTTCTTGATCGAGCCGGTCGCCTGGGCGAAGCGGAACACATCCGCCACCGCCTCGCTGGCATCGGCCGCCGCACTGGTCGCGGGCAGCTCGCCCTGGCAGATCAGCGACATGGTGGCGTTGAGCTTGCCCTTGGCCGCCAGCGCGATCTTCATCTGGTTCGACATGCAGCCGAAGTTCATGAAATATTTCGCGATGTCGGACAGGCCGATTTCCAGCGACATGCTCGGCAGCACCAGCGCGCCCGAGGTGAAGACATGGGCATTGGTCCCGCCGGTCAGCGTCGCCGAGGGGATCGTGGCACGCGAACCGGCGCTGACCACCACGGTATAGGCGTTGCCCGCCGGGCCGGCCGTGTCGAACACGATATGCAGCTTGGTGCCGCCCACCGCCGAATAGGTCGCCGCCGCGATCGCGCCGATCGCGCTGCCGTTGAGCGCCGTCACCGCCGCCGCCAGCGTCAGCGCGAGCGTGCCCGCGATCTGGATCTGGTTGCCGCTCGGGCTGCCCGAAACGAACGTCCAGACGGTGCCTGCGAGCGTGATGGTCGAGGTATCGGTCGGCTGGGCGGAAAAGGTCAGGTCGAGCGACGCGGCGCCCGACGCGGTCGTGACCGGCGCGGCGAACATGCTCTTGAGCCAGAAACCGAACAGGCGGCTGTCGACCGGCGCGACCACGTCGCCATCGTTGACGATGACGTCATAGTCGGGATCCTGCGACTCGCGGCCCATGCCGAGCAGATCGTCCTCGAGCAGGCCCTGCTCTTCGCCGAGGTTCGCCGAGACGAACGGCAGGCGCAGGAACTCGGCCGGGGGCGTGCCGTAGACGGTTTCAAAGGCGCCACCCAACAGGGCATTGGCGCCGCGTGCGCGGGTCATGCTCGTTCTCCTTGTCGTTGTTCGAAATCAGGCCAGCGGGTCGCTGGTCGAATAGCTCGCGATGATCGACACATCGGCCCAGATGCCGGTGACGTAATTGGTCGTGCGGTCGCGCAGCACAGGCGCGGTCGCGACCAGATATTCGCACAGGCCGCCCAGCGTGGGGTCGGCCGCCACGCCCATGCCAATGTCGGTCAGCATCCCGATCAACACTTCGACCGGAGTACCGGGCGGCACCGCGACCTCGAGCGGAAACTCTTGGTCGTAATTATACGCGATCGGACTCAGATCGACCTCCGGCTGCCCGGGATCACCGGGGAAGCCCATCACGGTGCCGTCGGGCGCGATCGTCTCGGGATATGTCGTATCCTCGTCGAACCCGCGCACCTCGGCCAGCGGCACCGCAGCCGCCACCAGCGCCTTGACGCCGAGCAGCACCTGAAATTCCTTCAACCGCCGTCTCCCAGATGCGCGAGGATCAGCTCGACCGCCTGCCCCGCCCAGCGATCCGCCGTGGCGGCGAGATCGATTTCCTTGCGGCCCCGCACCTGCGGCACCAGCACGAACATGATCACCGCGCTCAAGGGCTTGCGACCGCCTTCCTTCTCGCGCGCCGAGGCGTTGCGATAACGCTGCGACGCCTTGCGCACGACCAGGTCCTTCAGCACCAGGAAGGCGATGCCGGCGCGCCGCTGACTCGGCGTGTGGAACCCGTGATCGTCCGGCCCGATAAAGAAGATGCGCTTGCCGAAACGCGCCTCGACCTCGGCCACCGACATCCGCCCGCCGCCGCCCTTCATCGGGGCGTCCTCGGTCGGGATGGCCATGAACTTGCCGTGCACCGCGTGCACGACCTGGTTGGCCGTGTGGAAGCTGATGATCTTCGGTGCCTTCGACCAGACGAACGCCGCCGGGCCCTCGTTCGCGGCCTTGTTGTCATAGGTCTTTGCCCGCCACGCCTTGGCGACGCGCGGGCCGACGATCCCTTCGGACTGGCCGGCCAGATCGTCCTTCAGGCCGCTCGCCGTATCCTTCATGCCGGCGAGCTGCGCCTTGTCGAAGCGCCGGCCGATATCGCCCAGCACGTCGTCCAGCCCGACCAGCTCCGCCGACGGACGCATGGTCAGGCCGCCTGCAGGTCGACGTTCCAGATCGCGCCGGTCTCGTCGAGACGCGGGCGGGAAACGACCTTGTAGCTGGCGGGTCCGGGCACGAACACCTCGCTGACGGTACCGACAATCGTGCCCGGCGTGATCACCGCATTGACGACCACGACCGGCACCTCGTCCGCGTTGATCATCGCCTTGTGCGTGGCGATCGACCCGCGCAGCCCGCCGCTGCCGATCTCGCTCTCGC